AATTTATTAATACGAAATCTAGCTGATGGTTCAGGTTCTGATACAAGTATTAAATGTGTTAGTGACGGAGCCGTAGAACTCTATTACGACAACAGTAAGAAGTTTGAGACGAAATCTGCTGGTATAACTGTATATGGAGAAGTTGGTGTCACTGGTAATTTTAGAGGAAGTGACAATAGTAAATTTATTTCTGGTGATTCAGATGATCTCCAGATTTACCATAATGGCTCAACTAATCTTATACAAGGTGCTAACAGTAAAAACATATATATTCAGGCTGATGACGTTGCAATATTGAATGAAGCAGGAAATCAGACTGGTCTTTGGGCTAATGCTGGTGGTTCACTTGATTTGTTTTATGCAAACTCAAAGAAACTTGAGACAACGAATACTGGTATCAACGTAACAGGTGCAATTACTGTTAACGGTGCTGCTTTAAGTTCTGCTCCTACTATCGAAGTTACTGCTTCCGAGGCTTTAACTGCTGGAGATGCTGTAATTCTTAATAGCAGTGGTCAAGCTGTAAAAGTTGTACAAACAGTAACCATAAACCCTGAACGTATAGGTAAAAGATCACATTACTCAGGTATCACAACAGTTTCTACTTGTTATACTAAAGCTGCCGATAGGTATTTAATGCTATTTAGAAATAGTAGCAGTGGAGAATTACATAGTAAATCTATGACATGGACTGCTGGAGATTCAAATGATGGGTTTACAGAGCAATCTGGTCAGAGTCAATTATATGGATCTGGTACTAATGGCTGCTTTGACATTGATCAAGTAGAAGGGCAGTCTTGGGTTTGGGCTGCTTACAAAGGTACAAGTGGTAACTTCTATGTTACTTTAGGTAAACACTCTGACTCATTAAATAGTGGTATGTCTTGGTACACACCCGGAGTACAGCTTGGGAATATATCAAACAAAGACGGTAATCCCGCTGTAATTAGTTGTGGAAATGAAAGAGGTGCTGTTATTGGTTGCTTCCAAGGTAATAGTGATTATTATACTGCATACATAGCTACATGGAATAGTAATGGAACACCAACTGTAGGAAGTGCTGTTACTATCAGTACTGGTGTAGAAGGGCAGTCTGTTGCTGCTTATGATCCTATAAATGAAAGACTTATATGTGTATATAACAGAGGAGATGGTACAAATACTCACAATGGTATATATTCAAAAATTGGAACTATAAGTGGTACATCTACTTCTTGGGGAAGCCAGTCTGAAGCCCACGATGATGCTCCAACTGGTTCAGACGCAAACTACAATATGGCAGTAGTTTTTGATCGAGGTCAAGGTAAATGGCTATGTGCTTGGACAGATGGACAAGCTTGTAAAGCTGCTGTTGGTACATACAATAATGCTAAAACTCAAGTAACTTGGGGTACTCCTGTAGTTCTTGACAATAATGGAGATATGAATGACGAAAAAGCATTAGGTTATGATGAAAAAATATCAAGACCAATAATAAGTGTTCTTGACGGATCTGATTCTAATTGTATGAAATCAAGATATCTCACATTAAGTGGTGATAGCATTTCTGCTAGTTCAGTAATTATTGACGATGGGTCACATACTAGCTCTGATCACCTACGCAATGGAAATGTTAATTATTCTAATACTGCCAGACATATGTTTATCGGCTTTAGATATAACAACGGAGCCCGTCATACGATTATAAATGGTGGTACATCTACTTCAAATTGTGGAGATTTTATAGGTACAGCTGCATCTAGTGTTTCTCAAAACGCAACAGCAACTATTAAAGTTGTAGGAAATACTGATTCAAATCAATCAGGATTAACACCCGGTAAAATTCATTATATACAAGAAAACGGATCTTTCTCTACTGAGGCACCTCATTCTAGTGTAGCTCAAGTAAAAGCTGGAATTGCAGTTTCAGCAACAAAATTATTAATTAAATAAAAAAAAACAATCATGGCAACAAAAACTTGGCAAGTAAACACCCTTCAGCGTGAACTAGCAGATGGGTATGTAAACAAAGTTATCTACCGTGTTAACGGTGAAGATGGCACCTATAAATTCAGAGCTACTGGGGAAGTTGATCTTCCCAAGCCTGATACCTTAGTTCCTTATGCTGATCTTACCGAAGAGACAGTATTAACTTGGGTAAAAGCTAAACTAGATGCTGATAAAGCTGGTACTGTAGCAGCTATCGAAGATGCTGTAGAGAAAGGCGTTAACGAACAAAAGACCCCAACCACAGGTGTAGGTAAGCCTTGGAGCTAGGTGAAAGTACCTGAACTTCCTAAAGCTCTAGATATGCCTAGCATCCCTCTAGAGCCACCTACTGCAGAGATGCCAGTATTTCCACAAATTGTTATTCCTCCCGGCAATATTAAAGCTCCTAAAGGAGTAGAGCTTGAAGAAGTACCTGAAGCCACTGAAGATGAAGAAACAGCACAAACTGAGCAACCGACTTTAAGAGTCCCTGTTGTAAAGATTGATTTACCTTTACCTAGTGCAGAAGTAGTAGCAACGGCTACCTATGCAGCTGTTGCAGCTGTAGCCACTACCACCCTAGCTACACCTTTATTTGATAAACTTAAAAAACAAATACAGAAATTCTTACAAAAGAAAGTTGATAAATGGAAGGAAAACAGGAAGAAAAAAAAGGACTCCTCGGTAAGCTAAAAGATGCAGCAGAGGATCAAGAACACCAAATCCAGATCCTTGGAACATTCGTCAGACTTGGCGTTGTAGTTTGGTCTGGATTTATAATAACTATGAATTATGTTGAGATACCTATGGTTAAGAAATCAGGTAA